GACAAGCTCCTGGCCGAGCGCGACGGGATCCTCGCGTGGGCGGTCGAGGGGTGTCTGGCCTGGCAGCGCGAGGGGCTCCAGCCCCCGGCCAGCGTGGTGTCGGCCACCGCCGAGTACTTCGACGAGGAGGACGCCGTGCGCGACTTCCTGGACGAGGAGGCCCAGCGCCACCCGCAGGCCCGCGTGGCCGTGGCCGACGTGTTCCAGCGCTGGCAGGACTGGGCCGGCCGGCGCGGCGAGTACGTGGGCACGAGCCGCTGGCTCGCCCAGCAACTGGCCAACCGCGGCTTCGAGCGCACGCGCATCCACGGCGGCGTCAAGGCCCTGGCGGGCCTGTCGCTCAAGCCCAAGGACTACGGCGTACGGCTCCCGTACCGAGACGACTGAACCCCGAGGGTGACCGAAGGTGACTGGCCCAGGGATTGAGTCTCTTTACGCGCGTACGCGCGCGCGGGCGGAAGGACGATTCCCCACGGCGGTCACCTTCGGTCACCCGATGCTGACAAGGACCGACACGATGCACACCACCCTCCTCGCCCTCGACCTGGGCACCTCCACCGGCTGGGCGCTGCGCGGCAGCGACGGCCACATTACCAGCGGCGCCGAGAGCTTTCGGCCGCAGCGCTTCGAAGGCGGCGGCATGCGCTTCCTGCGCTTTCGGCGCTGGATTTCTGAAATTCAGCAATCCGTTTCTGAAATTCAGTTTTTGTACTTCGAGGAGGTACGCCGACACGCTGGCGTCGATGCCGCGCACGCCTACGGCGGGTTCCTGGCCACGCTCACGGCCTGGTGCGAGCACCACGGCATTCCCTACCAGGGCGTGCCGGTGGGCACGATCAAGAAGCACGCCACCGGCCGCGGCAACGCCGGCAAGGACGCGGTGATGGCGGCCGTGCGTGCGCGGGGCCACGCCCCGGCGGACGACGACGAGGCCGACGCCTTGGCGCTGTTGCTCTGGGCCCTCCAGCTTCACGACGCGGCGCAGGAGGACTGAGATGATTGTTCCGACCCCTCGCTACCGCTGCCCGCTCGGTCGGCTGCAGCCCGAGTCGATGGACGTGGAGGCCGTCAAGCGCCGCGGCTGGCGCGAGCAGCGCCTGCTCGTCGTCTCCCTCGACGACGACCGGCTCGACTGGATGGAACGCGAGCTGATCCGGCAAATCGGCGAGCGGCTCTACGGTGCACGGGAGGCGCGCCATGGCTGAGTGGACCGTCGAGCGTGTGGCCGAGCGCTTCCGGGAGGCGGCCATCACCGCCCACCGCTTGCCGTCCGTGCGCGTGCAGGGCTACTTCAACACCTGGCCCGCGATCCGGCGCATGCCCTGGGAGACGCTGGGGGCCGAACCCACGATCCGGCGCTTCCCGCCCAGTCCCGAGGCCATCGAGCGCATGCTCGAAGCCATGCGCTGGGTGCAGTGGCTGGAGGAAGAGGAACGGCACCTCGTGTGGATGCGCGCCGACCGCCACCGCTGGCGCGACATCTGCGCCCGCTTCGGCTGCGATCGGACCACAGCGTGGCGGCGCTGGCAGCGGGCGTTGCAGATCGTGGCCGACCGTCTGAACGGGTGAGTTCCACCCAGCGTCATGTATCAATAGGTGATAAAATGCGGTTCTCGGCGGAGCGGGTTTGAGCCGGGCGATCCGGATCGAGCGGAGGACATGTGATGAAACAGACCGTGGAAGCCATCATCGACGAACAGGGGCATGTCCGTCTGGCCGAGCCCGTCAAGATCAAAGGCCTGCATCGCGCCTTGGTGACCATCCTCGACGAGGCGCCGGTGGAGATCGACGAGGTCACTCAGCTGGCTGAAACGGCCCTCGCGGAGGATTGGCTGAAACCGGAAGAGGATGAGGCATGGACGCACCTGCAATAGGCGACGTGGTCCTCGTGCCTTTCCCGTTCTCCGATTTATCGACATCCAAGCTTCGGCCAGCACTCGTTCTTGCCCATGCAGGACGGGAGGACTGGCTGTGCCTGCAGATCACGAGCCGCTCTTACGCCGACCCCTTCGCGATCGAACTGGCGGATGGGGACTTCTCCCGGGGCTCCCTCCAGCGGACCAGCTTCATCCGTCCCGGAAAACTGTTCACCGCGCATCAAGGCCTGTTCCAACGCGTGGCAGGACGCATCAGGGACGAGAAGCTGGAGCAGGTGCGAAACCGGGTCGTCGAGCTGGTACGCAAAGGCCGACTATCCGAGTGATGGGCGATCGGAAGGACCGCCCTGCGCAGCAAGGTGAAATGACGATGAAACCGATCGTGATCGGGATCATGCCGCAGGACAAGATCCGCGAGCGTGTGCTCGCGATCGCGCGAGGCGAGCACAAGCCCAAGCCGGGCGAGCCGAAGATCTGGTTCACTTCGATGAAGTCGCTGGCCGAGGTGCTCAGCGACGACAACCGGGCGTTGATCCGGGTGATCGCCGAGACCCGGCCCGGCTCGATCTCGGAACTGGCCGAGGCCACCGGGCGCAAACCGAGCAACCTCTCGCGCACGCTCAAGACGATGTCGCGCTACGGCATCGTCGAGCTCCAGCGCGAGAAGAACCACGTCCGTCCTGTGGCCAAGGCGACGGAGTTTCGGATCGTCGCGGCTTGAGCGCTTTTTGTCGGCACACAACGAAGAATCGACCATGGCCGTGAAGAGAGGCAAGAGTCGCATCCTGCAAGAGGTTCATGAGATGGCCTCCGACCTGCATCGCCTGGGCTTCATCGACAAGCGCAAGATGCGCAAGTACGACGCGCTGTGCTTGGAGCCGGTGCAGGAGTACGACGCTGAGAAAGTGCGCGCCTTGCGCGAACGCCTGCACTTGAGTCAGGCCGTGCTGGCATCGGTCCTCAACACCAGCGTCTCGACCGTGCGCAAGTGGGAAGTGGGCGACAAGAAGCCCAGCGGTCCCTCGCAGAAGTTGCTCGACCTCATCGAACGCAAGGGCCTGGAGGCCGTGCTCTGATGCTCTGAAGTCGCTGGGCACGAGCGCATACCAAACGCGCCTGCGTGTTTTGGCGTGATTTGGCGGGTTGGATCGCGCATCCGCGTGTGCCAGCGGGCCAATGCGGCTTTCGCCGCTGCAACAGATCCACCGGTTCGAGGGTAGGATTTCGGCTAACTTCTGGACAGCGGTGACGGCAAAGGAAGCCGCCCGAAAAACCAACGGGTCCTTCCTGGCCAAGAAGCCATGCGGGGGGCGAGAGCGCGGCGCTTTTTTAGCGTCAGGCCGCAAAATCAGGTTACCACCCGGCCAGGTTACCGGCCCCGGTTACCACCCCGCAGAGCGGTCACCGCGTCACCCGAACTCACACGACCCGCCCGGCGGCCACGCCCGGCGGGTTTTGCTTTTGGAATGTCCACGTTGAACTCGCTCAACGTCGAGTACCGCAAGGTCGAGGCGCTGATTCCCTACGCCCGCAACCCGCGCACGCATCCGGATGCGCAGATTGCCAAGATCGCCGCCAGCATCGTCGAGTTCGGCTGGACGAACCCGATCCTGGTCGATGGCGAGAGCGGCATCATCGCCGGGCACGGGCGTCTGGCCGCTGCGCGCAAGTTGGGGCTCACCGAGGTGCCGGTGATCGAGCTGGGTCACCTCACGCCGGCGCAAAAGCGTGCCTATGTCATCGCCGACAACCGGCTCGCGCTCGATGCCGGCTGGGATGAGGAACTGCTCGCGTTGGAGCTGGCCGAGTTGTCCGAAGCGGGCTACGACCTGGCGTTGACCGGGTTCGAGGGGGAGGAGATCGAAGCGTTGCTCGCTGAAGCGACAGCTGATGCCCAAACTGAGCCCGACGCCGAGGATCCGGACGCCGCAGACGACGTTCCCGAAGCCCCGGCCGTCCCGGTGTCCCGCCCCGGCGACATCTGGGCGATTGGCCCGCACCGCCTGATTTGCGGCGACGCCACCGACCCGGACGTCATCGCCGCGCTGATGCAGGGCGAGACGGCTGCGTTGTGCTTCACCTCGCCGCCCTACGGCAACCAGCGCGACTACACCACGGGCGGCATCGCCGATTGGGACGGCCTGATGCGTGGCGTCTTTGCCCACCTGCCGATGGCAGACGATGGTCAGGTGCTGGTGAACCTCGGCCTGATCCACCGCGACAACGAAGTCGTCCCGTACTGGGATGCGTGGCTCGCCTGGATGCGCCAGCAGGGCTGGCGGCGCTTCGCCTGGTACGTGTGGGACCAGGGGCCGGGGATGCCCGGCGACTGGCAGGGGCGGCTGGCGCCTGCCTTCGAGTTCGTCTTTCACTTCAACCGGCAAAGCCGCAAACCGAACAAGATCGTGCCGTGCAAGTTCGCCGGGCAAGAGACCCACCTGCGCGCCGATGGGTCATCGACGGCAATGCGCGGCAAGGACGGCGAAGTGGGCGGCTGGACCCATGCCGGCCAGCCGACGCAGGACACGCGCATCACCGACTCGGTGATCCGGGTGATGCGCCACAAGGGCAAGATTGGCCAGGGGATCGACCACCCGGCCGTGTTCCCGGTGGCGCTGCCGCAGTTCGTCATCGAGGCCTATACGGATCCCGATGATCTCGTGTTCGAGCCCTTTGGCGGCAGCGGCACGACCATGCTGGCCGCCGAGCGCACCGGCCGCGTCTGCCGCAGCGTGGAGATCGCGCCCGAGTACGTGGACGTGGCCATCGAGCGCTTCCGGCAGAACCATCCGGAGGTGCCGGTGACGCTGCTGGCCACCGGGCAGACCTTCGAGGACGTTGCTGCCGAACGTGGCCTCAGTAGTGGTAACGCCCCTGCAAGAACTCCACCCGGTCGGCCTTGACCAGATAGACGCAGCGATGTTCCTGGGTGATGCGTCGCGACCAGATGTCCGGTCCCAGATATTTCAAGGGCTCGGGTTTGCCGATGCCGTCGAAGGGATCACGCAGCGTGGCCTCGACGAGGTCGAGCAAGCGCTTGGCGGTACGCCGGTCGGTCTCGACCCAGTGGCGCAGGTCTTCGAGGAATTCCGGATGGCAGACCGCAAGCCGGGCTGCCTTACGCATCGATGCCAACGTCCTTCCTGAGCTTTGCAGGTGTGGTTGGCTTCAGATCACGGGTTCTGGCACGGAGGAGTGCAGTCAGCAGGCGTTCGGCGTTCTTCGATGAACGCAGCAAATGCGCCGTCTCCAGCAGGCTTTCGAGTTCGTCCGCCGCGATCATCGCCACGGCATTGCCCGAACGACGCTTCACCACGATGACCTCGCGGTCATCGACGGCACGATCCATCAGCGCCTTGAGCTGCTCGCGCGCCTGGCTGTAGGTGGTTTCAATGGTCATGGCGTGGCTCCATCATTGGACAGATATATTGTACAAGATATGAATATCCAATGGCTGGCCGAGCGGATCGAGCAGTGGCCAACGACCAAGCTCATGCCCTACGCCCGCAATGCGCGCACCCACTCCGAGGAGCAGGTGGCGCAGATCGCTGCCAGCATCGCCGAGTTCGGCTTCACCAACCCGATCCTGGCAGGCTCGGATGGCGTGATCGTGGCCGGACACGGGCGGCTGGCGGCCGCCCGCAAGCTCGGGCTGGAGCGAGTGCCGGTCGTGGTGCTCGATCACCTCACGCCCACCCAGCGCCGCGCACTGATCATCGCTGACAACCGCATCGCCGAGAACGCCGGTTGGGACGAGGAAATGCTGCGGATCGAACTCGAAGCCTTGCAGAGCGAAGGATTTGACATGGATCTCACGGGCTTCGATGCCGATGCGCTGGCCGATCTGCTCGCGGGCGACGAGCCGGACAACCAGGGCCAGACCGATGACGATGCGGTGCCGGAGGTTGGCGAGACGCCCACCTCGCGCCCGGGCGATGTCTGGGTCTGCGGCAAACACCGCGTGCTCTGCGGTGATGCGACAGACCCGGACGCTTACGCTTCAGTGCTTGGCGATGGCATCGCCGACATGGTCTTCACCGACCCGCCGTACAACGTGAACTACGGGAGCAGCGCGAAGGACAAGCTGCGCGGCAAGCACCGCGCGATCCTCAACGACAACCTGGGCGACGGCTTCCACGACTTCCTGCTGGCGGCGCTCACACCCACCATCGCCCACTGCCGCGGCGCAATTTACGTGGCCATGTCATCGTCGGAACTCGACACCCTGCAGGCCGCTTTCCGCGCCGCCGGTGGCCACTGGTCGACCTTCATCATCTGGGCCAAGAACACCTTCACGCTGGGGCGCGCCGACTACCAACGCCAGTACGAGCCGATCCTCTACGGATGGCCCGAAGGCGCGCAGCGTCACTGGTGCGGCGACCGCGACCAGGGCGACGTGTGGCACTTCAACAAGCCGCAAAAGAACGACCTGCACCCAACGATGAAGCCGGTGGAACTGGTCGAGCGGGCGATCCGCAATTCCAGCCGACCCGGCAACGTGGTGCTCGACCCGTTCGGTGGCTCGGGCACGACATTGATCGCGGCGGAGAAGTCGGGGCGCAGAGCGCGACTGATCGAGCTCGACCCGAAGTACGTGGATGTGATCGTGCGTCGTTGGCAGGAATGGAGTGGGCAGGAAGCCTATCGGGAAGAGGATGGGTTCAAGTTCAATGATCTGGCTGGTTAGCGCTCGGTGCGTTTGAGGTCGCGGTAGAAATTCTCGTGCGGACCGACCATCAACAGCTTGAGGGTGTTTTCATCCAGAACGCGGTAGGCGAGCAGGCAGAGCAAGCTGCCCATGCGGAACTTGTAAACCTGCACCCCAGCCAGGTCACCAACTTTGGCTTCGCCGACTTCGGGCTGACTGGCAATGGTGCGTACCGCTTCGTCGAGCGCGGCCTTCTGCTGCTTGTGCAGCTTTTTGACGGCACGCTCGAAGGTCGGAGTGACAAGGATGCGCATCAGCCAAACCGGTACTCACCCACCGGCGCTTCCTGATCGGCGATCAGGATGTCGCGGATGACGGAAAAGGGCAGGTCCGGGTTTTCAGCGGCGATCTTGCCAATTTGAGACCAGTATTCGATTTGCTTGGGCACCGAGCGGTGCTCGATGGCGCCGTAACGCTTGGCGGTCTCGACCAAGGCTTCGGGCAGTTTGACATTGACGGCCATACGAACCTCCTGTGAGGAGGATCATTATGGCGCCTAATGGTCCAAAACGGAACCTTCGCCATCAGGCGACCAGGGACTCCTCGACGATCGCGCAGTGAATCACCAAGCCGTTGGCTGCGGCCTCCCACGCGGGAGGCGCTGCCCCATCGTGATTCAAGCGAGCCGGTAAACGCGCTCGCCGCCCTGCGGCTTGTCCGACACGACGCTCAGACCCAGCTTCTTCTTGAGCGCCCCGGCCAAGGTGCCGCGCACCGTGTGCGCTTGCCAGCCGGTGGCGTCCATGATCTGGCGGATCGTGGTGCCCTCAGGGCTGCGCAGCATCGCGATGACCCGGGCCTGCTTGCTGTCGGCACGGATGCGACGCGGCGCATCGTCCTTCGCCTGCGTCCACGTGGCTTCGGCAGCCGTCACGGCCGCCTCCAACTCGGGATCGCTCGCGGCGGCGGGTGCCCCTTCGGCGTTGGCAATGATCTGATCCAGACGCGCCTCGAAGGAGCCGGCGCGATTCTTGTTCCCGCCCGGGCGCGGCAGCCCCAAAGCATCGTAGCCCTCGGCGGTGACGAACCAGTTGTTGCCATCGGTGGTGATCAGGGCGCGGTTGAACATCCCGTCGAGCACCTTGCGGCGCGCGCCGCCTTTGATGTGCTCGGGGAACCAGTCGATCTTGCCGCCGCTGGTGTGGATGGCCTTGGCCAGGATGGCGTGCTGGACGGGGGTGAGTTGGGTGGTGGTCATGGTCTGCTCCTTGGCAGGGGTGGATCGGGTGAGGTGATGAACGCGCTGTTCGGCAGAGAAGCCAAGCGCTTTCTGCTTGGCTTGGTGGGGTGAGTCAGGCTTTGCGCAACACCGCGATGCCGGCTTGCGCCAGTTCGAGCGCTGCGGCGTGGAATGCGGCTTCGGCCACCCAGGGCGCAGCCCGCGCGTCGTCGAGCAACTGGTCGATGACCGGCCTGGCCTTGGCGCGCATCGCCGCGCAGGCGGCCTCCAAGTCGTCGCGGCTGGCGGCAGCCACCTCGTTGCGGCAGCAGCGCACCAGGATCGTCAGCGCCGCTTCGGCCAGCTTCGTGGCCAGGGTATCGGGGGTGTTGGCGTTCATCGGGGGTCCTTTCGATGGTGGGTTGGCGTGCCGTGATGAACGCGCTGTTGCCGATGGAAGCCAAGCTCGATCTGCAGGAATGACGAACAAATGATTGAAGAAGGTGACGATGGGTCTTTCCATTCGCGCCTACGCGCGCCACCGGGGCGTGTCGCACGTGGCTGTGAAAAAGGCCATCGACACCGGGCGGATCACGCCGCTGCCGGATGGCACGATCGATCCGGCCATGGCCGACGCGCAGTGGGCGCAAAACACCCTGCAGCCGCGGCAAGCGCAAGCGCCGGCCCCAGCCGCCAAGGGGCGCGCCAGGCCAGCGGCATCGGCCCAGTCCGCGCCGCGCGACACGGCCGACGCCGGGGGGCGCCCTGGTCGGCCGGTGGCACCACGCTGCTGCAGGCACGCACCGCCAACGAAGTGCTCAAGGCCCAGCTCCACAAAATCGAGCTGGCGCAGCGCAAGGGCGAGCTCGTCGATCGCGCGCAGGCCGTCTCTCATGTATTCAAGCTCGCACGCACCGAGCGCGATGCCTGGCTGAACTGGCCGGCGCGCATCTCGGCGCAGATGGCCGCGCGACTGAACGTCGATGCCCATGCGCTGCACGTGGCGCTCGATGCGGCCGTGCGTGAGCACCTGCAGGAACTGGGCGAGTTGCGCCCCAGTGTCGATTGACTGGGGAGAAAGGACGATGGACTACGAAGGTGCGGCCGAGATCGAACGCGCCTGGCGCGACGGGCTCACCCCCGACCCGCTGCTGACGGTCTCCGAGTGGGCCGACCGACATCGGGTGCTCGGAAGCCGGGCCTCGGCCGAGCCGGGACGCTGGCGTACCCGCCGCACGCCGTACCTGCGCGAGATCATGGATTGCCTCTCACCGACCTCGCCCATCGAGCGCGTGGTGTTCATGAAGGCAGCGCAACTTGGCGCCACCGAGATGGGCAGCAACTGGATCGGCTACGTGATCCACCATGCGCCGGGTCCGATGATGGCGGTCTGGCCCACCGTGGAGATGGCCAAGCGCGCCTCCAAGCAGCGCATCGACCCGCTGATCGAGGAGTCGCCGGTGCTCTGCGAACTCATCGCCCCGGCGCGCAGCCGGGATTCCGGCAACACCATCCTCGCCAAGGAGTTCCGCGGCGGCGTGCTGGTGATGACCGGGGCCAACAGCGCGGTGGGCCTGCGCTCGATGCCGGTGCGGTATCTGTTCCTCGACGAGGTCGACGGTTATCCGCTGGACGTCGAGGGTGAAGGGGATGCGATCTCGCTGGCCGAGGCGCGTACCCGCACCTTCGCGCGGCGCAAGATCTTCATCGTCTCGACGCCGACGATCTCAGGAGCATCGGCCATCGAGCGCGAGTACGAGGCCAGCGACCAACGTCGCTACTTCGTGCCGTGCCCGCACTGCTCGCACCGGCAATGGCTGCGTTTCGAGCAATTGCGCTGGGACAAAGGGCAACCCGACACGGCGGCCTACATCTGCGAATCGTGCGACGCGCCGATTGCCGAGCACCACAAGACCTGGATGCTGGAGCACGGCGAGTGGCGGGCCATGGCGCCCGGCGCCAAGACGGCCGGTTTCCATCTTTCCTCGCTCTACAGCCCGTTGGGCTGGCGCTCCTGGCGCGACATCGCCGCGGCCTGGGAGGCGGCGGTCAGCAAGGAATCCGGCTCGGCCGCGGCGATCAAGACCTTCAAGAACACCGAACTGGGTGAAACCTGGGTGGAAGAGGGTGAAGCGCCGGACTGGCAGCGCCTCATCGAGCGCCGCGAGGACTACCCGCTGGGCCGGGTGCCCGCAGGCGGCCTGCTGCTGGTGGGTGGTGCCGATGTGCAGAAGGATCGCATCGAGGCCTCGATCTGGGCCTTCGGGCGTGGCAAGGAGGCCTGGCTCATCGAGCACCGGGTGCTGATGGGCGACACCGCACGGGATGCGGTGTGGAAACGCCTGGCCGAACTGATCGCCGAGACCTGGACGCACGCTTGCGGAGCACCGATGCCGCTGGCCCGCCTCGCGCTGGACACGGGATTTGCGACGCAGGAGGCCTATGCCTTCGTGCGCGCTTGCCGCGACCCGCGCGTGATGGCGGTCAAGGGCGTTGCGCGTGGTGCCGCCCTGATCGGCACGCCGACCGCGGTGGACGTCTCGCTCGCCGGCAAGAAGCTGCGCCGGGGCATCAAGGTCTACAGCGTGGCGGTCGGTATCGCCAAGCTCGAGTTCTACAACAACCTGCGCAAGAGCGCCGATGTGGACGAGAACGGCGTGACGGTGAGGTACCCGGCCGGCTTCGTTCACCTGCCCAAGATCGACGCCGAGTTCATCCAGCAGCTGTGCGCCGAGCAACTGATCACCCGGCGCGACCGCAACGGCTACCCGGTGCGCGAGTGGCAGAAGATGCGCGAGCGCAATGAAGCCCTGGACTGCTACGTCTACGCCCGCGCGGCCGCTGCGGCCGCAGGTCTGGACCGCTTCGAGGAACGCCATTGGCGCGAACTGGAGCGGCAACTGGGGCTGACGCCGCCCGATGAGCCCATGCCGTCGAACGAAATGCCCATCGAACGACCTCCCGAGGCCACCCATCGCGGTGGCCTTGGTGTCTCTGCCACCCGCCACCCCGGCCGGCGCGTGATCCGCAGCCCCTGGCTGCGCTGATCCCCGCTGGCAGGCCTGAACCTTCAAGGAGCGCCCATGAGTCTGGCCACCCGCATTGAAAGCCTGGTCCTGCGCGTCGCGCAGGAGTTCAACGACGTGCGCGCCAAGGCCGGGCATCTCGCCAACCTGACCACCACCGACAAGTCGAATCTGGTCGCGGCCATCAACGAACTGAAGGCGGCCGTGGTGTCCTCGGCGGTGATCGACGATGCGCAGGTCGCCACCACCAGCACCTATTCGTCCAGCAAGATCGTCACGCTGCTCGATGCGCTGAAAGCCGAGATCCTGGGCGGGGCCGATGCCGCCTTTGATACGCTGCTGGAAATCCAGCAACTGCTGCAGGACGGCACCAGTGGCCTGGATGCGCTGCTCGCCGCCGTCAACCACCGTGTGCGCTTCGATGCGGCGCAGACCCTGACCGCGGCCGAAGCCGCCCTGGCGCGCAGCAACATCGGCGCGGTGGCCGCCAGTGATGTCGGCGACACCGACACCGACTTCGTCGCGATCTTCGAGGGGGCGCTGGTCTGATGGGACTGGTTTCGCGCATCAGCGCCTTGGCCAGCCGCATCGGCCTGGAGGTCAAGACCAAGATCGACGCGACCCACCCCGGCCTGGCCCGGGCGTGGGTGTGCTTCGGCTTTGTGGGCAACCAGATCGTCGTGCGCGCGTCGCACAACGTGGCCAGCGTCACCCGGACGGCGGTGGGTCGCTACCGTGTGACCTTCGCCGTTGCCATGCCCGACGCCAACTACTGCTGGACGGCGCTCGCCCGCAGCAGCACCAACAGTGGCACGCAGCGCATCGCCATCGTGCGATCCACCTCCGACCAGAAGACCGCCCAGTACGTCGACATCAGTTGTGCGACGAGCTCGGCGTCGTTTTCCGATTCCTCCGAAATCAACCTCGTGGTCTACCGCTGATGGCCTACACCCAAGCCCACCTCGACGCACTGGAAGCGGCACTGGTCAAGGGCGAAAAGCGCGTGACCTTGGGCGACAAGACGGTCGAGTACCGCAGCGTCGATGAACTGAAGGCCGCCATCGCAGCGGTCAAGCGCGACCTCTTCGAGCAGGCCGTGGCCACCGGCCTGTGGCCGGGTGCGCCGCGCCAGATCCGCATCACCACCGGCAAAGGGTTCTGAGATGGCCTGGCTCAAGCCACTGCGGCGCCGTCTGGCCGCAAGCCTGCTCGGCAGTACCCCGCTCTACGACGGCATCGGCGGCGGCCGTCGCGCCTTGGCCTGGCAGGTCGGCAATCCGGGGGCGGTCGCGGCGCTGGCCTTCACCCAGAACGAACTGCGCGCCAAGAGCCGCGATCTGGTACGCCGCAATGCCTGGGCCGCCGCCGGCGTCGAGGCCTTCGTCGCCAACGCCATCGGCACCGGCATCAAGCCGCAGAGCATGGTGACCGATGCGGCCGTACGCGAAGCCATCCATGCGCTGTGGTGGGACTGGTGCGAGGACGCCGATGCGGCCGGCTTGACCGATTTCTATGGCCTGCAGGCCTTGGCCTGTCGCGCGATGGTCGAGGGTGGCGAGTGTCTGGTGCGGCTGCGCTACCGCCGCCCGGAAGATGGCCTGCCGGTCGGCCTGCAATTGCAGGTGCTCGAACCCGAACACCTGCCCGCCACGCTGAATCAGGAGTTGGCCTCGGGCAACGTGATCCGCGCGGGCATCGAGTTCGACAAGCTCGGGCGGCGGGTGGCCTATCACCTGTACCGCTCGCATCCGGGCGATGGAAGTCTCGCGCCGATGTCCGGCACGGGCGGGATGGAGACGGTGCGCGTGCCGGCGCAGGAGCTGATCCACCTGTTCCGCCCCTTGCGCCCCGGCCAGATCCGCGGTGAACCGTGGTTGGCGCGTGCACTGGTCAAGCTCCACGAACTCGACCAGTACGACGACGCCGAACTGGTGCGCAAGAAAACCGCCGCGATGTTCGCCGGCTTCATCACGCGGATGAGCCCCGAGGACAGCCTGATGGGCGAAGGACTGCCGGACGCCCAGGGCGCGGCACTCGCGGGGCTCGAACCCGGCACCTTGCAGATTCTGGAGCCCGGCGAGGACATCAAGTTCTCGGCACCGGCCGATGTCGGCAGTTCCTACGCCGAGTTCATGCGCCAGCAGTTCCGGGCGGTGGCCGCGGCCATGGGCATCACCTACGAGATGCTGACCGGCGATCTCACCCAGGTGAACTACTCCAGCATCCGCGCCGGGCTGCTGGAGTTTCGCCGGCGCTGCGAGGCCATCCAGCATGGGGTGATCGTCCACCAGCTGTGCCGCCCGATCTGGCGGGCCTGGATGGAACAAGCCGTTCTGGAAGGCGCGCTGGCGTTGCCACAGTTCAGCGCCAGGAAGCGCGAGTACCTGTCGGCCAAGTGGATTCCGCAGGGCTGGCAGTGGGTCGATCCCAAGAAGGAGTTCGACGCGATGCTGACCGCCATCCGCGCCGGGCTGCTGTCGCGCTCGGAAGCCATCTCGGCCTTCGGCTACGACGCCGAGGATGTCGATCGTGAGATCGCGGCCGACAATCGGCGCGCCGATGCGCTCGGACTGGTGTTTGACTCCGACCCGCGACACGAGCTCACTTCCGCCACCACCACAGCACCAGGGTCAGCAGCAGCGACAGCAGAATCGATGTCGTCTGCGGAAAGTGGAAGCTGAAGTGCTCGCGCTCGATGTGGATGTCGCTGGGCAGGCGGCCAAAGGGCAGTTTCGACAGCCAGGGCCACAGCAGACCCACCACGACGAGTGCTATGCCAAGGAAGATCAGCAGACGTTGTATCAGCGGCGCTTGAGGTCGCGATAGAAGTTCTCGTGCGGGCCGACTGCTTCCAGATAGATCAGCCGGACTTCGTCATCGACGGTGTAGCCCAAGAGGTAGAGCTGATTCTGGCTGCGGAATTTGTAGACGAACAAATCGGCCAGATCGCCCTTTTTACGCTCGCCCACCGAGGGATCGGCGGCCACGACCTCGACGGCGGCATCGACGTCTGCCGCGACGTTGTCGTGCAGCTTCTTGTAGGCGCGGGCGAAGCGGCGCGTTTGCCTGAGGCCGTAGCTCATGCCCGGCGCGAACGGGGCACGAAGGGCGTGGCGTCCTCGCGCGGCTCGGCCAGCGAGGCCAGCGACTCGGCGATGAAACTCACCGGCAGATCGGGATTGTCCAGGGCAGCGCGACCAACCTTGGCCCAGTACTCGATCTGGCCGGCAATGGTCCGATGTTCGGCCAGGGCTTCGCTGCGTGCCTGCTCGTAGAGCTTCTGGTCGATGCGGATGGAAGTCGATGTCGTCATGGCGTCCCCGCTGAAATCGGGTTACCACAATTGTAGTAAGCCTCCCCAGGGAGTTCAACCCCATGCTGTCCCATCTCGCCTCCCGCATCTTTGGGATGCCCTTGCTCGTCCATCGCGCCAAGCTCGATGTGATTCTGGCCGTGCTCTCAGAGCGTCTTGGCGTCTGTGCTCCGCAAGCCGATCTGGCTCTGCCGACGCCGCGCGCCGCACCTGCCTCACCCCCAGGTATCGCCGTGATTCCGATCCACGGCACCCTTGTGAAACGGACCATCGGGCTGGATGCAGCCTCAGGACTGACGAGCTACCAGGACATCGGCACGATGCTCGATGCGGCGCTGGCCGACCCAGGCGTCACCGGCATTCTGCTGGATGTCGATTCGCCGGGGGGCGAAGCCTCGGGCAGCTTCGAACTGGCCCGCCGCGTGCGCGAGGCTGCCGCGCTGAAACCCGTCTGGGCGGTGGCGAATGATTCCGCATTCTCGGCGGCCTACGCCATCGCAGCGTCCGCGCATCGTCTTGTCGTCACAGAGACCGGCGGTGTCGGCTCAATCGGCGTGATCGCGCTGCACATCGACCAGTCGGTCAAGGATGCCAATGACGGCTACCGCTACACGGCGATCACGGCTGGGGCGCACAAGAACGACTTCTCACCCCACGAGCCGCTCACCGACGCCGCGAAAGCCGAACTCCAGGCCGAGGTCGACCGGCTCTACGACCTCTTCGTCGGCCATGTGGCCGCCATGCGCGGGTTGTCGGAGTCGGCGGTGCGCGCCACCGAGGCCGCCCTCTACTTCGGTCCGAACGCCGTCGCTGCTGGCCTTGCCGACGCGGTCGGCACGCTGGAGGCGACGCTCGCCGATTTCTCGACTTACCTCAGCTCTCGAGGCCGCAAGGCGCCCCCGACTCGGAGCTTGACACGATCCGGGGCGACGCACTTACAGGAGGACGAGATGTCTCTCGAAGAAACCAGCGAAATGATCGGCGTGGATCAGGCCGCCGTCTTGGTGGCCGAGGCTCGCCGCGAGGTAACCCAATCCGCCCAGGCCATCGCCGAGTTGTGTCTGATCGCCGGCTGCCCGGACAAGGCCGCCGCCTTGATTGCCGAAGGCAAGAGCGAGGCGGAGGTACGCCAGCTGCTCATCGAGGCCAAGGCTTCCCAGTCGGAAGCCGCGCGCATCCATTCGGCCATCCTGCCGGATGCCGGCATCGAAGCCAACCTGCGACCTGAGGCCTCTCCCGTGGTCGCCGCCGTCAAAAAACTCATCCCCAAGGAGTAAGCCATGCCGTCCGTCTCTCAACCCAAGAACCTCGGCGACCTGCTCAAGTACGAAGCGCCGAATCTCTACTCGCGCGAGCAGGCCACCGTCGCGGCCGCGCAGCACCTGCCGCTGGGCAGCGTGGTCGGCCTCGATGCGGCCACGGGCAAGCTCAAGGCCCTCGACCCCAGCGCCAGCGACGGCACGGAAATCGCCGCAGGCGTGCTCGGCAACGAGGTCGATGCGACGCTGATCGACCGCGAGGACGCGATCCTGATCGCCCGTCACGCCATCGTGGCCCGAGGCGCGCTCGTCTGGCCTGCGGGCATCACCGCCGCGCAACAGGCGGCCGCCATCGCCCAACTGCAAGCGCGCGGCATCCTGGTGCGCGACAGCGCCTGACCGCCCTCCCATCCCGATCTCACCCCGCACGACCCGCCGCCTGGCGGGTTGGCTGTTTCTGGAGCCCCGACATGCAGAACCCTTTCGACCACCCCGGCTTCTCGATGGCCAGCCTCACCGCCGCCATCAACCTCCTGCCCAACCGCTACGGGCGGCTGGAGCAGTTGAACCTGTTCCCGGCCAAACCGGTGCGCACCCGGCAGATCATCGTCGAGGAGTACGCCGGGCGCCTGAACCTGCTGCCGACCAAACCGCCGGGCTCGCCGGGGACGGTCGGCGAGCGTGGGCAGCGCCGGCTGCGCTCCTTCGTGATCCCGCACATCCCGCACGACGACGTGGTGCTGCCCGAGGAAGTGCAGGGCATCCGCGCCTTCGGCTCGGAGACCGAGACGGAGGCCATCGCCGGCGTCATGGCCCGCCACCTGGAGACCATGCGCAACAAGCACGCCATCACCCAGGAGCATCTGCGCATGGGCGCGCTCAAGGGCAAGATCCTGGATGCCGACGGCAGCGAACTGGTCGATCTGTTCGACGAGTTCGACATCACGGCGCAGAGCGTGGCCTTCGAGTTCTCCACCGCCGCGGACAACGGCCAGATCAAGAGTGCCTGCCTGGAACTCCTGGGCCTGATGGACGAAGCCCTGGCGGGCGAGTTCTCGACCGGCATCCACGTCCTGTGCTCGCCGGAGTTCTTCCGGGCGCTGACCACCCACAAGGAGGTCCGGACCGCCTACCAGAACTGGCAGCAGGGCGCGGTGCTCATCAACGACATGCGCGCAGGCTTCAGCTACAGCGGCATCACCTTCGAGGAGTACCGGGGCCAGGCGTCCTTCGTGCAAGCCGACGGCACGCTGGGCACGCGCCGCTTCATCGCCGCCGGCGAGGCCCACGCCTTCCCGCTGGGGACGGTGGACACCTTCGCCACCTACTTCGCGCCGGCCGATTTCAATGAAACGGTGAACACCCTCGGCCAGCCGCTGTATGCCAAACAGGAGCCGCGCAAGTTCGACCGCGGCACCGATCTGCACACGCAGAGCAACCCGCTGCCGATGTGCCACCGCCCGGGCGTGCTGATCAAGCTCGTTGCAGCCTGATGGATGTCGCGACGCTGTACGAAGCGGCCCGCAGTGCAGGACTGCTGACCCCCGTCACGGTGGCGGGCACCACCGTGCCCTGCGCCTTCCGTGCCCCGGATGACACCGTGCTGGATGGGCTGGCGCTGTCGCGGGACTACCAGATCGACTACCCGGCGGCCTGGCTGACGCTGGCGGTCGGGGACACCGTCGAGGTGGCAGGCCACCCCTATCAGGTGCGCGAGGTGCGCGCCATCGGCGACGGCACCGAGCATCGCGCCTGGCTCTCTCGACTCTGAGGTGACTGACATGAACTCCGTCCGCGAGCGCCTCTTGCGGGAGGTCGTCGCACGCCTGTCCTCGGCGATTGCACCGGTGCCGGTGCTGCGCATGCCGGCCGTGCCGGTCACCCGCGAGGCCAGTCCGGCGCTGCTGCTGTTCGTCGAGGGCGACAGCATCACGGCCCACGCCAACCATCTCGTCGACCGGCAGCTGTCTGTCCGGCTTGCCGTGGTCGCCCGCGGTGCGGATGCCTTCGACGTCGCCGACCGGCTGCTCACCGCGGCCCACGCGGCAATGCTCGCCGACCCGAACCTCGGGGGGCTCTCCATCGCCGTGCGCGAGATCGACTGCGAATGGGAGTTCGACGACGCCGACGCCGGGGCCGTGCTGCTGCCCGCCCGCTACGAGATCCGCTACCGCACCCACGCCATCGACCTCACCCAAACAGGATGAATCCCACATGCACATCGAACTACTGAAACCCCATACCCACGCGGGCAAACGCCTCAAAGTGGGTGAGCGCCTTGAACTCACCGAGACCAGCGCCCGTTGGCTGATCGCGCAAGGCACGGCCAAAGCGGCCACCCCTGCCACCGATTCCAAATCCATCCGCCGTGATGCCACGTCCGGTGTGTCCGCCACTGCAGCCACCCAAGGAGACTGACCATGGCCTACTTCTCTGGACAAGGCCGCGTCTACATCGGCGCGCGCGACATCGACGGCAACCCGGCAGGCCTCACCTTCGTCGGCAACGTGCCTGAGCTGAAGGTATCGCTGTCGGTGGACACCATCGAGCATCAGGAGGCGCAGTCGGGTCAGCGCCTGACCGACCTGCAACTGATCAAGACCAAGAAAGGCGAGTTCGCCTGCACGCTGGAAGAGCTGATCGCCACCAACCTGGCGCTCGCGCTCTACGGCATCACGACCACGATCACCCCCGGCACGGTGACCGGCGAGCGGCTGCCCAATCCGGTCACCCCGGGCAGTCTGTATCCGCTCGCACACCAGAACGTCTCTGCCGTGCAGATCCAGGACTCGGACGCCACGCCCCGGACGCTGCCGGTCAGCCAGTACAGCGTCAATGCCAAGCATGGGTCGCTGGTGATGCTGGACGTCACCACCGGCGGCCCCTATGTCGAGCCCTTCACGGTGGACTACGCCTATGGCGGGGCGCAGAGCACGGCGATGTTCACGCAAGCCTTGCCCGAACGCTGGATCCGCTTCGAGGGGCTCAACACCGCCGACGGCAACCGCGAGGTGGTGATCGACCTGTACCGCGTGGCCATCAACCCGGCGAAAGAACTCTCGATCATCACGGACGAACTGCTGAAGTTCGAGTTGTCGGGCCAGGTGCTGGCGGATCTGACCAAGCCCGCCGACGGCGACTTGGGCCAGTTCGGACGCCTCGTGCTCTTGTAAGGGGATGGCGATGACCCACATGAGCACCGATTTCCAGACCTTCCCGCCCACGCCGAAGATCGTGACGCTGTCCGGCACCGCGCTGGAACTGACGCCGATCCGGCTGGGTGAGTTGCCACGCCTGCTGGCCGTGGTGCGCCCGCTGGCCGCCGATCTTTCGGCCGAGCCGGATTGGCTCGATCTGTTGGGGCGACATGGCGAGGCCGTGCTGGATTTGTTGGCGATCACCACCCGGCGTGAGCGGGCGTGGATCAACGATCTGTCGCTGGAAGATGCGGTGCAACTGGCCGCCGCCGTGTTCGAGGTGAATGCGGATTTTTTCGTGGCGCACGTCGTCCCGGCGGTTCAGGGCGCAGCCCAGCGACTCGCCCCGACGCTGCGCTCGCTGACGAACTCGGCTGGCAATCCTCCTGGGACAGTGCCGTCGCCCGCCTGATCCGCGCCGGGCACCGCCTGGACGACGTGATGGGCTACACGCTCACGCAGGTGCGGGCCTTTGTGGAGGCCGACGGCCGGATCGAACGGCAGCAACTCGCCCAGCTACTCGGCATTCATGCCGTAGCAGCACAGGGCGAGAAACGCGGCATCGAACGACTGCAACGCGATCTGCTCAAGGACTGAAAACGTGCGCCTGTCTCTGACCACCACCGGGCTATTATTAGAAGCGCGCCAGTTGGCGGCGTGGAGCAGCGAGCGGCGTCGCGCCATCCACACCGCCGTCGCCAAGGGGATGCAGTCCGGCGGGCGCGAGGTGCGGGACGCGGCGCGATCCGAGATGCGCAGTGCCTTCACGGTCAAGCGCAACAGCTTCATTGCCTCGATGGGCGTGAAGCTGTTCGACCAGAAGCCCGATCGCCTGCCAGCGCTATGGGTGGGCAGCCGCATTCCGTGGCTCGGCATCCACACCCAGGGCGGCACGGTGAGCGGCAATTTGCTGATCCCGGTGCTGCCGGGACGCATCGGCCCCAAGCGCTTCAAAGCGGTCATCGACGGCCTGATGCGCTCGGGCAATGCCTTCTTCGTCGAGAAGAACGGCCGCGTGCTGCTGATGGCCGAGAACATCAAGGAGAACGCCGCGCAGCTGGGCCGCTTCAAGCGCGCTGAGCGAGCTCGCACCGGGACCAAGCAGATCAAGCGCGGCCAGGAGATTCCCATCGCGACGTTGGTCCGCCGCGTCGACCTCAAACGACGACTGAATCTGGCCGGTGGCGTGCAACGTGCCTTGCCTGCACTGGCTCGGGCGATCGAGCGGGAGCTTGGCAGGCTTTGAGGGTCAGAGCAGGCCGCGCACCGTCGCCAACGGCAGGAACAAGGTCAGCGGTGACTCGGGCAAGGTGATGAATCCGTGATGTCGGTAAAAGCTCGCAGCCGTTTCGTCCTTGGCATCGACCGTCAGCGCGTAGGCTGCAATCTCGGCGCGGGCGGTGCGTGCCACCCCATCCGCCAGAAGCGCGCCACCCAGTCCCTGGCCCTGAAAGCGGCGATCCACCGCCAGACGTCCCATGCGCACGGCGGGGACTGTGGGATAGCGCGGCAGCTTCTTGGCGATGCTGGGCGGCAAGTCGCCCAGCCACAGACTGGCCGAGGCCAAGGTGTAGTAGCCCGCAATGCAGCCATCGTCGGTGACGGCCACGAAGCAGGCGGCAACGCGGCGGCGCACGTCCTGCGAGACCTGCTCGCGCAGGTAGCGGTTCAGCACCGGGCTGTCGCAATCGAAGGCCGAGCGGTCGTGCGTGGCGGTAAGTGGCACCACGCGAAACGGGGCCCGGCTCATTCAGCGTGCAGCAGTTTGCGGCGACGCGTGAAGGCGCGTTTGAGGGCCGGGGCCGGGGTGGGCGGTGACAGCAAAGCCTGGGCAAAGCATTCCTGATCGGCAACTGACAGTCGAATGACTTCGGCCTGCTCGACGGCGCGCTGGGCGGCTTCCTGCACAGCCGAGACGACGAAATCGGTCATCGTGCGCCCCTGCAGCTCGGACGCGCGCTTGAGCAGCGCATGCAGATCCGCGCTGATGCGCGCTTCGAGCCGGGCGGTGGTGGTATGGGCAGCCATGGGGGTCGTCCTCCTGACGCCAATCATACGGCAAATTGCCGTACATTGCCAGCCGGCATGCTGACTCGTGGGAGAATGGCCGATCTCAAGTAACGACCGGCTGGATGCCGAGGGCGGAGTAGGCTTCCAGGTAGCGCTCGGCATCGATGAACCTCCCCACCGTCTGTACCCCATCCTCTTTGGTGCGGCCTTGCGGTTTGAAGTCGAGCGAGAGGTGGTAACTGTCGCTATTTGGGAATTGGCCGTTGAAGTAGTAGTGCAGTCCCCGAGCTACCACGGCAGCCGGGAACACATAGACCCGCGGCTCGCCCTGCGGCACGGCCAAGTCCACACAGCAGATGAAGCGACGGTCGAGCGGAATCGCCTCGGTGTTGGGCTCGGCGTACTTCTTCTGCAGGATCCAGCGGCGGGAATACTGCGCTGAGGATTTCACTTCGAGAAACGCCACGTTCCCGACCTTGTCGAACACCAGGATGTCGTAGCCGATGGCGGTTCCCCACTGCAGGGTCACCATATATCCGCGTTGAGTCAGGCGCGAGGCGACAAGGAATTCCCCGGCCAGGCGGTTGAGGTTCTTCTTCTCGTTGCTGACGCGGGTCGTCTTCATTCCAAGGGCACTTCACGAGACAGGGATCGGTCCCGCTGATCAAGCAGCGCCACCTCCTCATCAGTGAGCCTCAAATCTCGGCCGACATCGACCAGGAGTGTACCCAGCGCCGGGGATGCTTCGGCTTGGACAGCTGCTACGACGATCGCACGTGCCTCGTCTTCCAGGCTGCGCCCGTGTCGCGCCGCGCGCTGGCGCAGAGCACTCAGCACGGCAGCAGGCAGGTTGCGAAGGGATAGCTCAGGCATGGCTGCATTGCACCACATCCCCACCGCATTCGCCATGACATCGAACGTCCAGGCCGAAAGAACTCCAAGGCTTGATCCAGACTCCCGTCCAGCACCATGACCGCCCGTGCCCAAATCCTGATCAGTGCCGTCGACCAGACCAAGGCCGCCTTCGACTCGATCCAGCGGGGTCTTGGCGGTCTGACCGATGCCGCCAAGCGCGTCAACGGCGTGCTGGCCAACCTCGGGGTGGCTGTCTCCGTGGCTGGTCTGACCGCGATGGTCAAATCGGCCATCGACACTGGTGATGCGCTGGACGAGATGTCGCAACGTGTCGGCGTCAGCGTCGAGACCCTGTCGGTGTGGAAACCGGCAGCCGAGCAGTCCGGCGTCTCCGGCGAATCGTTCGAGAAGGGGCTGCGCAAGCTGTCCACCACGATGCTGGAAGCCGCGACCGGGTCGGAGGACGCAGCCCGCAACTTCGCGGCGGTGGGCGTCGAGTTCAAGCACCAGGACGGCCAGCTTCGCGCCACCGATCAGGTGCTGCTCGATCTGGCCGAGCGCTTCAAGGCCATGCCCGATGGCGCGGAAAAGACTGCGCTGGCCGTGCAACTGTTCGGCAAGTCGGGCGCGGAGCTGATCCCATTCCTGAATCAGGGGCGCGACGGCATCGAGGAGCTTGCCGCCGAGATGCAGGCGCTCGGCGTGCAGATGAGCAGCGAAACGGCGGCGCAGGCGGGCCATTTCAACGATACCCTCGACAAGCTGAAACTCGCCACCACCAGCATCGGTAACCAGATCATCGCGTCCTTGTTGCCCGCTCTGAATGACATGGCCGGTGGCATGGTCGAGTCGGCCAAGCAAGGCGGCACGCTGCGCGCGATCCTGGATGGCGTGGTGCTGGTGCTCAAGACCCTGGCGCTGGGTGCCGCCACCGTCGGCAAGGCCTTCGTCGCCTTGGGCGAAGCCATCGGCGCTGGTGTTGCGGCGGCGGTCGAAGCGCTCAAGGGCAATACCGACGGGGCCAAGGCCATCATTGCCGACCTCAAGGGCAATCTGGTCAAACGGCTGAATGAACTGGCGTCTTTTCGTGACAGCCTGTTCGACCCCAAGCCCATCGAGGTCAAAGCACCCAAGATCCAGGCCGATCCGGAACTGCTTCAACGCCTGACCAAACCCAAAGCCGTCAAGCCAGCGCAGGACACGACCGGCGCGCAGACCACGCTGATGAAAGCGCAACTGGATGCCGAGTTCGCGCTGCTCAAGGACGGTCTGACCCGGCAACAAACCGCGCTGGATGCTGCGCTCGAAGACCGTCTGATCTCGATCCGCGACTACTACGCGCAGAAAACGGCCCTCGAACAGCGCGAGCTCGATGCCGAGATCGCGCGCACGCAGCAGGAGCTGGCCCGCAGCCAGCAAGTCGCCGCCTCCGGCAAGAGCGAGTCCGAGCGTCTGCGCGCCAAGGCCGAGGTCGCCAAGGCGGAAGCCGAGCTGATCACGCTCAATCAGCGCCGAGCCGACATCGAGCAGGCCAATGCCCGCAAGGCATCCAAGGCCGAGCGGGACCTGGCCGAGGCGCTGCAAGCCGCGCGCGAGGAACTGGCCCAGATCACCGGCACCGCCACCGATGCCGACCGACGCGCCGCGATCGAGCGCGGGTTCCAGGACCTGCGCGCCCGCCTGATCGCGGGGGGGGATGCGGCGGGCGTCGCCGTCATCGACCGGCTGAGCAACGTCAAGGCTGCCCAGGCCAACCTCGAGGCGCTGGAGGCGCAATGGCGGCAGGTCACCGAACGTCTGCGCAATGCGCAGGAGGCCATCCAGACCCAGCAGCAGGCAGGACTCCTGACCGAAGCGCAGGCGCGTCAGCAGATCGTGGCCCTCCAGCAGCGGTCGGCCACGGAGATGGCGCGCCTGCTGCCGTTGATGGAGCAAGCCGCGCAGGCCATCGGCCCGGAGGCGGTGATCCGCGTGGCGGCCTTCCGCAACGAGCTGGAGCGCACGCGCCTGGTCACCGACGAGCTGGCCCCGGTGTGGAACCGCATCGGCGAGGGCGTCAGCCAGGCGGTGGAAGGCATCATCAGCGGCGCGCAATCCTTGCGTGAGGCGCTCTCCAACATCTTCCGCAGCATCGCGGGCGCCTTCCTGCAGCAGATGGTGCTGCAGCCCTTCCAGCAGTGGGTGGCGATGCAGGCGCGGATGCTGGCGCTCAAGCTCGGCTTCACCCAGCAAGAGCAGGCCATCGAGCAAGCGGCAGCGGCCCAGTCGGTGGCCACCAAGCAGGCCGAGGCGGCGGCCACGGTCAGCGCCAACGCGGCGGCGGCCGGCTCCGGCGCGGCGGCCTCACAGGCTTCCATCCCCATCGTCGGCCCGGGGCTGGCCATCGCCGCGATGGCGGCGATGGTGGCCGCCGTCATGGCGCTCTTGGGCAACATCAAGAAGTTTGCTGCCGGCGGCTATGTCACCGGGCCGGGTACCTCCACTTCAGACTCCATCCCGGCACGTCTGTCCGCCGGTGAATACGTCATCCGGGCGGCCGCCGTGCAGCGCGTGGGGGTGGCGTTTCTGGATGCGATCAACGGCTTGCGCACGCCGCCCGCCTGGGACGGCCAGCGTCTGGCCTTTGCCGCCGGGGGACTCGTGCCCCAGGTCCAGGTGCAACCGGCCGCGCCGCAGGTCAACACCGCCGTGCGCATCGTCAACGCCATCGACCCGGGCGTGACCCACGACCACCTGCAAACCCCTGCCGGCGAGCGGGTGATCCTCAACATCATCGGGCGCAACGCGCGGGCGGTGCGCGCGGCGCTGCAAGGCTGAGTTTTCAGAGGAAGGTCCCATGGCACTGCTGTTCATCGACGGCTTCGACCACTACGACCCCCAGGCACTCGACCCCTTTGGCGATCCGTGGCTGGCGCGCGGCAAGGCCGACTATCTCTCGCCGCGGCCACGCGCATTGCCGGCCGGCGCCCATCCTCCTATGCCCTGCGCTTGCCCGCAGGACCGGGCGGCGGCTATGTGAAGAACCTGTCCGCGGGGGTCAACAACCTCATCGTCGGAGCCGCCGTGCGCGTCGCTCCGTTCGAGAACGCCACCCTGATGCCGGTGCTGCTGGGCGTGCGCAAAGCCAATGGGTCGGTCATGACCTTTGTCAGCCTCTGCGAGGACGGCCGGATCGGCCTGTATCTGAATGACCAGAGGATCTCCAAATCGAACATCAGCGCGCCGGTGCGAGGCTGGCACTACATCGAGATGCAAGCCTCGTCGAGCACTGGCAGCATCATCGTGCGCGTCAACGGCGTGCTTGCGATCTACCAGACGATGGTGTACGCCCTCGAAACCGGAGGGCCGCTGTTGACGGCCTTCCTGGGGGCCGTGCCAGGGGCGTATTGCCCGGTCACCGTCGATGTGGACGATCTCTACCTCGCCGACGTCGGCGGCCCGATCAACAGCACCTTCTTGGGCGACGTGCGCGTCGATGCCTTGCAGGTGCAAGGCGATGGCAGCCTGAACCAGTGGACGGTCGAAGGCGCCTCCAGCGCCTGGGCGGCGGTCAGCGACGGCAACGAGGCCACGGCCATCCGTGCGGCCACCGCAGGCCTGCGCCAGACCTTCGATGTCGCGCCGCTGCCGGCGATGAGCGCGCCGGCCATCCATGGCGTGCAGCTCACGATGCTGGCGCGCAAGACCGATGCGGGCAACGGCCGTGTGCGTGGGCTCGTGGCCAGCGGTGCGCAGACTGCCGTCAGCGCCGACCTCGTGTTGCAAGAGCAACTGGCCTGGCACACGGCGATGTTCGAGGGCAACCCCAACGGCAATGTGCAGTGGACCGAAGCGGCCTTCAATGCGGCCGAGTTCGGCGTGGAGTCGGCATGACGACACAGGTCTCGCACGAGCTGGCCGAAGTCCTCAGCCGGCCGGTGGCCGGCGGCGCAGCAGCGCGGCTCGAGGTAGAGACCGTGGCACAGCCCCAGGCGGCCGCTGCGGCGGCTGCGGGCATCGCGGCCGAGACCGCCGCCAGCCCATGGCAGCCGCCGCTGCAGGCCGCATTGCTGTACGTCGAAGGCGCAACACGGCCGCAGCCGCCGGTGGCTGCGGCGGCCTTCGTCGTCGAAGTGCTGCGCCGCGACACCGCGGCGGCTGACGTGCGAACGTCTGCCATCGATGCCTTCGGGCAAAGCCCGTGGCCGGATGCGCCGTGCGGCGTGTTCGCCTTCCGCCATGACTGGGCCACCCCCCTGGTGGAGCGGCTGCAGTGGCAATCCTCGGTCGTGCGCACCGCCAGCGGTGTGGAGGTGCGCAGCGCGCAGCGGTTCGTGCCGCGCCGGCTGATGCGCTACAGCCTGGGCCACGGCAGCGCGCACGACGCACTGGTGGTCGACTGGCTGGCTGACCACCTCGGTGCGCTTGCATGGTGGCCGCTGCCGCAGTATGCGGTCGTGCTGGAACAGCCCGTGCCGGCCGGCGCGGTGGCCATCGATGCGCAGGGCATTGTGCCGGACGGCTTCCTGCCCGCGCAGCATCAGCCCGTGCTGGATCGTGACGGTCAGTCCTGGGAGGTGGGCGACGGCACTGTCTGGCGCTGGCCATCGAGGCCGAGCGCTGGCAGGTGTTGACCCTCACCGAGGTGCAGACGGGGCGACTGTGGCTGGCGCAGCCGCTGGCGCGGCCGCTGGGCCCTGGGGCGCTGGTCATGCCTTTGGTGCGTGGGGTGGCCGATGCCACAGAGGACATGGCGCTGTGGCGGCCAGGGGTGGCTGAGGGGCAGGTGTGGGCCCGCTTGGCGGTTGCATCGGCGCCGCAGCCCGAAGACGACCCGCCCGACCCCATGCTGGACGGGCTTCCCGTGTGGCCCGATGCGAACTGGAGCCACGACCCGCAGGCCGCCGGCAGCGGTGAGATCACGCTGATGGACCACGCACCGGCCGACCCCTGGCTGCGGCGAGACGATCCCTGGCCAACGACGACGCTGCAGCGCCGCTATCTGGCCGCCGGGACGCAGCAGATCGCACAGTGGCGCGCCCGGCTGTACCGCATGCAAGGCCGCGTGGGCGAGTGCTGGTCGCCCGATGGCGTGGCCCCGGTGTTGCGCGTCAGCAGGGCCGCTGCACCGGATGACGGCTTCTTGCGCGTCAGCGGCGCAGGCCCGCAGGCGTACTGGCATCGACCCGCCGCGGCGATCATCCTTCACCCCGATGGATCGCGTCAGCACGTGCTGACCGGACCGTACCACCACGACCACGGCGGCGTGCTGGTGCTGCGCAGCGGATTGGACGCCGCCGTGCCCACGGGCAGCCGCCTCATACGGCTGGTGCACTGCCGACTCGACCACGACGCCGTGGACTTGCACTGGCACACGCCCTGGCTCGTCGAGATCTCGCTGAGGCTGCGCGTGTTGCCGCCGCAGCGCGGCATGACCGAGGAAGACGGAGCAGGCGGCGGACCGGGCGGCGAAGAACCGCCACCCTCCTGAGGAGGCAAACGATGCACGAAGTCGAGCTCTACGAATTCTCCGGCAGCGAGGTCTTCCGGCTCACCCCCCACGAAGTCGTGGTCGAGATGGGCGGGGATGCCTACCAGCCTGCGCCCATCCAGCGCAACCCATTGGCGCTGGGGGCCGAGGCGGCCAAATCGGCGCTGGAGCTGAGCCTGCCGCCGGACCATGCGGTGGTGCGCCATCTGCTGCGGGCCGCCACGCTGGGTCACACTACCGAGGTCGTCTTGCGCATGGCGCGGCGTTCTACCGAGAACAGCGACACCTGGACACTGGACGGCGCCCGCTGGATGGGCCGGGTGCTGGGCGTCGAGGTCAGCGATGAAGCCGCGCGCATCCGCTGCGAACCTGCGCTGGTGAGTTTGAAGCGCATTGGCCTGCGACGGCTGTACAGCCGCGCCTGCTCGCATGTGCTGTATTCGCAGGCCTGCGGCGCCACCCCTGTCAGCGCCAGCGCCACGGTTGTGCACACCGAAGGCAGCCGCGTGTACCTCGACGGCGGCGTGCCCGCTGCGCTCGGCGGCGCCCTGGCCGGGGGCTGGCTGGAGACGGCTTCCGGCATGCGCTACATGATCGTCACGGAATATGTCGACGCCGTGGAGCTGCTCTATCCGGTGGCGGTGCAAGCCGGGCACACCGTGGTTCTCGTGGCCGGCTGCGACCACACCATGACGACCTGCCGCGAGCGCTTCGACAACCTCGCCAACTACGGCGGCTTCCCGTTCATTCCCCTCAAGAACCCGTTCGCCACGGGCGTGTTCTGAATCCCGAGGAAAAAGCGCCATGTGGTACCTGGTCGTCATCGTGGTGGCTGCGCTGGTGTCGGCCGCGCTCGCGCCCAAGCCGCCCGCACCCAAACCGGCCGAACTCTCCGACTTCGATGCCCCCACCGCCGAGCAGGGGCGGCCCATTCCCGTCGTCTTTGGAGCGGTGCTGATCAAGGGGGCCAATGTCGTGTGGTACGGCGATCTGGACGTCGAGCCGATCAAGAAGAAGGGCGGCAAGAAATGAGTGAGCTCATCATCACCATCGATCACGTGCGCGCCGCAGGGCTCTGCGTGCACGGCACGCGCACCTGGTTTGCGCGTCAGGGCCTGGACTTCCGCGCCTTCCTCGCGCAAGGGCTTCCCGCCTCGACCCTGCGGGCCACCGGCGATGCGATGGCGCAGCGCGTGGTGAGTTGTGCAGAAGCGAAGGCCCGCCCGCAGGAGCACAACTGATGGGCGGCCGCAGCAAGAAGCAAACCGTCGGCTACCGCTACCGCATGGGCCTGCACCTGGTGCTGTGCCAAGGGCCGGTGGATGCGGTGCAGGAAATCCAGATCGGCGAGCGCACGGCCTGGGGCGACGCCAGCCGTGCGCCGGATCTTCCGACCGGCGGCTTGGGGCGGCTGCACATCCATCAGCCCGACCTGTTCGGCGGGGACAGTCGGGAAGGCGGCGTCGTGGGCGATGTGGATGTGATGAGCGGCGCACCCACCCAGGGCCGCAACGACTACCTGATGGCACAGCTCGGCGCGGATATTCCGGCCTTCCGCGGCGTGCTGTCCTTGGTGGCGCGCAAGATCCTGCTGGCCGCCAACAACCCCTACCTCAAGCCCTGGGCGGTGCGCGTGCGGCGATTCCGCGAAGGCTGGCATGACGATGCGCCGTGGATGGCGCCTTATGCGCACGTGACCGGCTTGGACGAAGGCGGCCAGCGCGTCAGCGTTGGCATGAACCCGGCGCACATCCTGGTGCAGTGCCTCACCGATCCCCACTGGGGCATGGGCTACCCCATGAGTGCCCTGGGCTCCAGCTTCGAAGATGCGGCCGTGCAACTCATGGAGGAGGAATTCGGGCTGAACTTCCTCTGGACGCGCCAGCAGCCCATCGAGAGCTTCATCGCCCAGGTGCTCGACCACATCGGCGCCATCCTCTACACCGACCCGCAACGCGGCACGTTTGAGCTCAAGCTGCTGCGCGGCTTGGACGACAGCCCTGAGCTGCCCTGGCTGGGTCCGGACCAGATCGTGCGCGTGGAGCGCTTCGAGCGCGCCCAGTGGGGCGAGCTGCCCAACGAGATCACGGTGGTCTACACCGATTGGCACACCGGCGGCCAAGCCTCCGTGTCCGTGCAGAACCTGGCAGCGATCCAGCTTCAGGGCGGGGTGATCAACCAGCGGCGCGACTATCCGGGCGTCAACCACGGGCCGCTGGCCGCGCGGCTGGCGCTGCGGGATCTGCGGGTGTTGGGCTCACCCTTGGCGCGGCTGACGCTGACCATCGTGCCCAGTGCCCTGCAGCGGCCGCCCCTGCCGGGCGACGTGTTCCTGCTGCACTGGCCGCGCCTGGGCATCGAGCGCATGGCGGTGCGCATCACCGGCATCGACACCGGCGCCTTGGGCGCGGCCGAGTGGCGCATCGACGCGATGGAAGACGTCTTCGAGATGAACGACACGGTGCTGTCGCCGCCACCACCGCGCCCCGAGGAGCCGACCATCGAGCCACTGCCACCCTCACTGGTGCTGGCCGTGGAGGTGCCGTACTGGGAACTGGCCCGGCGTCTGAGCCGGGCGGATATGGCCTACCTGACCGACACCGACACCTATGTCGGCGCGCTGGCCTGTGCGGGCGGCACGGGTCAGCTCAACTGGCAGCTTCGAACTGGCGCCTCGGCATCCGCGCTCGAAGGCGTCGCCGACGAAGACTACGCCCCCTTGCTCACGCTCGATGCCGCCTTGCCGGCCAGCGAGGTCGATGCCCTCGGCGTGCCGGTGACCGCCCTCAGCCAGCCGCAGCGACTGGCCGTGGGCGACTACGCCTATCTGGTGGATGGCAGTGGGGCCATTGCCGAAGCGGTGGCGATCCTCGCCTTCGATGCTGTCGCGGGCACGGTCGATCTCGCCCGCGGCGTGCTCGACACCACGCCCAAAGCGCACGCCGCCGGCACGCGGCTGATCGGTGTGGGCGAATGGCTGGCATCCGAAGGTGCGGAGCGGGCCCCGGGCGAGTCGGTCTATGTGGCCGCCGTTCCCCGCACCTCGAGCGGCCAAGGCGATGCCGTGTTGGCCGCCAATGGGCAGCCGATGGTGCTGGCCGGTCGGCAGGCTCTGCCGTATCCCCCTGGTCGCATCCGCCTCAACGGCCAGACCGAACCGGCCGTGGTCGCCGGTGACGCCACCCTCACCTGGGCCCACCGCGACCGCACCCAGCAGACCGCCTATCTCGTGCAACAAGACGAAGGCGATATCGGCCCAGAGCCCGGAACCACCTACACCGTCCGTGTGCGCGATCGCAACGGCACGCTGGTGCGCAGCGCCAGTGGTCTGACCGGCACATCCTGGAGCTGGGATGTGGCCAGCGCCGCCCTGGATGCCGGCGTCGCGGGCGATACCGTCACCGTCGAGATCGAAGCCGAGCGGCAGGGGCTCGTGAGTTGGCGGGCGCAGGTGCGCAGCGTTGCGCGCGCGGGCTATGGCCTGCGTTGGGGGCAGCATTGGAGCGGGGTGTGATGCAGGTGATCGACATGCACCCCCAGCCGCACGTCGACGTTCACCTGCTCACCCTGAACGAGCCTGCCGGATGGCGTGAGGAATGCCTGGCGAGCCTCGCCGGCGCGCCGATCCGGTTGCACGTGCTACCGGGCATTCCGGGGCGGACCGGCGAGGCCCGTGCGGTGGGCTTCGCGCGAGGCACCTTGCCGCTCGTGGCCTGCGTCGATCCCGACGACCGCTACGAGGCCGCGGCCTTCGCGCCCCTGGCCGATGCGCTCGAAGCCTGCCCCTCGGCGGTGCTGGCCTACACCGACGAGGCGCTGATCGACGAGGACGGCCGCCCCCTCGGCGTGCGGCGACTGGCCTACAGCGCCTTCCAGCACGCCCACTCGGCCAGCCATGTCCACGGCTTGATCGTGATGCGCCGCAGCGCCGTCGAGCCGGTGCTCTACCGCATTGTGGACTTCGACGCGGGGGCCGACTGGCTCCTCACCCGCCTCGTGGCCAGGCACGGCCGCGTGCTGCATCTGCCCCTCGTCGGCCGCCACTGGCGGCAGCACCCGCACCAACACCACCGCCGCGCGCGCAGCACGGTTTTGGGGTCACTGCCGAGTCTTGCGACACCTTGAGGAGTTGAACCGATGCCAAAGTTTGAACCGAACCTGGGCCTCGCCTACGGCTGGACGCTGGGCGAGTCCGGCTGGCACACCGGGATGGACGCGAACCTGAAGCGCCTGGGTGCCATCGTGGGCCTGTCCGTGAAAGACCGCGGCCTGACCACGCCGCCCGCCAGCCCCACCGATGGCGATCGCTACATCGTGCCAGCCGGTGCCACCGGCGCCTGGGCCGGCAGGGCCGACCAGATCGCGCTGTGGATCGACGGTGCCTGGGAGTACCACGCGCCCAAGGTCGGGTGGCTGGCTTTTATTGCCGCCGAGGACAGACTCGCCGTCTACAAGGCGGGCGGCTGGAGTACCGGCATTTCCGTCTGACCCCGCACCCCGCCGTCACCCCCGAACCCGCCCGCGTGGCGGGTTCGTCGTTTTTGGAGACAAGCCCATGACCGAACCGACCCATCCGCCCGCACTCGTCGAGAACAGGCTGCTCCTGCGCCGCGAGGACTTCGACGACCTGCTCGACCGCGCCGCCGAGCGGGGAGCCGAGCGGGTGCTGGCCCACCTCGGCCTCGAGAACGGCCACGCCGCGCGCGACATCCGCGAACTGCGCGACCTGCTGGATGCCTGGCGCGACGCCCGCCGCACCGCGTGGCAGACCACCGTCAAGCTCATCACCACCGGCATCCTGGCCGCGCTGCTGGTGGGTGCCGCCATCAAGTTGAAGCTGATGGGAGGCTCGCAATGATCGAGACCTTGCTCGGTGGCCTCCTTGGTGGGGCCTTCCGCCTTGCGCCTGAGGTCTTGAAGTGGCTCGACCGCAAGGGCGAGCGCAGCCATGAACTGGCGATGCAGGACAAGGCGCTGGAATTCGAGAAGCTGCGCGGCGCGCAGCGCATGGCCGAGATCGGTGCGGGTGCCGATGCGGCGTGGAACACCGGCGCCATCGAGGCCTTGCGCGAGGCGGTGGTGGCGCAGGGCCGAACGTCTGGCGTGAAGTGGGCCGATGCGCTCTCCAGCAGCGTGCGGCCCGTCATCACCTACTGGTTCATGGCCCTCTACTGCGCCGCCAAGACCGCAGCCTTCGTAGGTGTGATCAACGGCGGTGGCGACTGGGACGCCGCGATCCTGCACGCCTGGACCGAGGCCGACCAGGCCCTGTGGGCCGGCGTCCTGAACTTCTGGTTCCTCGGCCGCGTGTTCGAACGGGTGCGGCCCACGAACTGGTAAGTGTCGCTTACAAGTTCAGAGCCAGAGATGCGTATTCCTCCACAAGCCATCGAGCTGGCCAAGCGCTTCGAGGGCTTCCATCGCGTGCCCAAGCATGACCCCGGCCGTGCGCATCCCTACGTCTGCCCAGCCGGCTACTGGACCATCGGCTACGGGCATCTGTGCGATCCGAAGCACCCGCCGATCACGGAAGGCGAGGCCGAGGCCTACCTTGCCCAGGATCTGAAGGTGGCGCTTGCTGCCACGTTGCGGTACTGCCCGGTGCTGGCCGCGGAGCCGGAGGGGAGGCTCGCAGCCATCGTGGACTTCACCTTCAACCTGGGGGCGGGGCGGCTGCAGACCTCGACGTTGCGGCGGCGGGTCAATCAGCGAGATTGGGAGGCTGTCGCGACAGAGCTGAGGCGCTGGGTCTACGGTGGCGGCAAGGTGCTGCCGGGACTCGTGATGCGCCGAGAAGCCGAAATCGAGCTGTTGGTCGACCGATCGACGACCAACGAATCGGCATGAACCGACCTGAACCGGCATGAATCGCATTTACCCGGCCCAAATCCTGTGACAATATGCGTCCTGGAGTCCACGCGATGGAAAGCGCCATGGCCGATCGTTGGTTATCCGTCGAGGAAATAGCCGAATACCTCGGCGTGAGCAGGGACACCGTCTACGCGTGGATCGCGAAAAAGGACATGCCGGCCCACAAGGTGGGGAGGTTTTGGAAGTTCAAGGCCGACGAGGTCGACGAATGGGTGCGCTCCGGCAAGGCGTCGGAGGAATCCGATTCGGCGGCGGGCCATTGA